ACGGAGTTTTGGAGAAAGATTGCTTTTACAGCACCGGAAATCAGGTTGTTTTTGAAACAATCAGCGAAATGTATAAATCCGGGCTTCCGATAGACTTGTTTACGGTTATTGATCAAATAAAGAGGGTTAAAGGGATTGAGCAATTAGAGGGATATGATACGGCTTATTTTTGCACAAGGCTGCAAAATCATGTAGTAAACGACACCCATTTGGAGTATCACTGCCACATTATCAAGACTTTATGGATGGAAAGGCAGGTGGTTATTTTGACTAATGGGGGTATGGGTAAGTTGGATGGAAATGTAAGTCAGCAGATTAGGGCAATTCAGGATAAATTATTTTCCCTGCAAACAAAAGCCGCAGAACACGATTGGGTTGATATGACTCAACTTATGGTTGACCTTTATAGGCATCAGGAGGAAATGAAAATAAGCGGTGGGGTTGGTATTTTGACGGGATTTAGTTCATTGGACAGGGAGAACGGTGGTTTTCAAAACGGGCAATTAATTGTAATGGGGGCAAGACCATCTATGGGGAAATCGGCAATAGTCGGTGGTATGGCTATCGAAATGGCTAAAAAGTCAAAGACGGTTGGGTTTATTTCCCTTGAAATGTCAAATACTGAAATTGCTGCAAGGTTGGCGGCATACGATACTGAAACGGATTTTAATGTTGTTTACAGGGGGCTTTACCGGGATATGAATGAAACACACCGGCTTTATGACCGGATAGCCCAATCCACTTCGACCTTGCCAATATATGTTTCAGATAAGACAAAAGTGAATATCCCTGAAATAAGGGCAAAAGCTGAAAAGCTAAAATCGGTACACGGGTTGGATTGCCTGTTTATAGACTACTTGCAACTTGTAAATTCAGTGGGTGGTTCATACACAAAAAACAGGGAAAACGAAATAGCCGAAATGAGCCGTGGCTGCAAGATAATGGCAAAAGAGTTAAATATCCCGGTAGTTCTTCTTTGTCAGTTAAACCGTGAGGTAACAAAAAGGAAAGGGGACGAAAGATACCCGCAATTAAGCGATTTAAGAGAATCAGGTGCTATTGAACAAGATGCTGACGTTGTAATGTTCCTTCATAGGGATTTTATGTCAGGATATGAGTTTGATGAAAATGGTCAGTCAACTGAAAGAAGTGCGGATTTAGTTGTAAGGAAATGGAGGAACGGTAGAAGTAATTTTATTATCCCACTTGACTTTGATCCGCCAAAAATGAAATTTTCTGAAAAGAAAACAGGGTTTACCGGCATCCCGGTCACACAGCAAAATTATTACGAAAACGATAAAACAGATAGTCCTTTTTAAGTATGGAAACAACAGAAGTATTAACCCCGGAAGTATTTGAAAAAAGGAAAGGCAAACCACCTGTAATGAGAATATCAAATGGTAGGTTGATTTTTAGTGTTGAAGCAGTTAATTTGCTTGGGTTAAAAGAAGGAGATAGGATAAAGTTTGTTTTGGATAAGTCAGATAATGAAATTGTGTATTTTAAAAAAGATAATAACGGTTGGCCTTTAATGGTTGATTTTAGCGGGTTAAACGGTGTTAGGTTAAGAATATGTTGTCGCCCGCTTGCTGCAAAAATACTTTCATTTTTATCATTTAGCCAAAGCAAAACATTTACTATAAAAAAAGAGACCGCAGATTATTACGGTGAACAAATGTGGTTTTTTTTAAAAGACGGTATTCATAAACCTATAAAATGGAGAAGATGAAAAAACAAACATTTTACGTTGAACAAAACGGTAAAATAAGGAGCATTGACGTAAAGGTTGACAATGATTATATTTCGTTTCACTTCAAAAGTGAAGGCGGCAGGGAGTTTTATAGCATCCCGACAAAAAGTTGGGCAAACGATACCGGGAATACTTGGCACTCCCACATGGCTTACAAAAATTGGTTTACCCCTGAAATGTCAAAGTTTTTAGATGCAAGTACAAGTAGTAACTAATATCCAAAACAATGTGTTGTATGCAAGCTATGGAAACAACAAATACCAAAACCTATCAACAGGGATAAGTGGTGAAATTGACAAAAATATTTGTGACAGAATATTTCGTTTTAACCCGGAAGCAACGTACTTTTACAACACATCTGAAATATTTGGGGAAATGGTAAGAAGGCTTAATCTTAAAATTGACAAGGACGTTTAGCTCAGTTGGTTTAGAGCGTCACACTCATAATGTGAGGGTCGGTGGTTCAATCCCATCAACGTCCACAAAAAATAAAACAGTATGTATAAAACAATTCTATTAGGAAACATTGGGAAAGATTGTGTGGTAAATACAGTCAATGGGAAGTCTGTTTGTAATTTTTCAGTCGCACATAGCGAAAAGTACAAGGACGCACAAGGAACCCAACACGAAAAAACAAGATGGTTTGATTGTGCATTGTGGAGGGATAATACTTCCATAGCCCAATACCTTAAAAAAGGAACAAAGGTTCTTTTGGAAGGACAAATAGACGTAAAACAATACCAACGTCAGGATGGTACACAAGGGGTAGGAATGACTTTCAGGGTATCTAATCTTACTCTATTAGGTTCCAATAACCCACAACAAAATACACAACAACAAACAACAAGTGATGTTAGTGTGGGAGATGATAACGGCGAAATTTTGCCATTTTAAAATAACCAACCCATGTAAGAACAACAATTAAGCTACTTCCAACGTATGCAACAAATTAAATTAGGGTTGTTGCCGAAGGAATCAGGGCCAAAGCCAAAGAAGGCCATAGCAAAAAAATCAGCTAAAAAAATAGCCGAAGAAAAGAAGGAACGGGAAAGCCGGGGGCCGGATGGTGACACAGAACTCCAAAAGTTTATGAAAAACGCCATAAAGCGTATGCGTGGGGTTTGTGCTGAAACTGGATTGCGTACTGAAACTAAGATATTCAAGTACGCTTGCATGAGTATAGCCCACATACTCCCCCGTCAAAAAGTAAAGAGTGTGCAGTATCATCCGTTAAATTGGATTGAGTTGGACGTAGGGATGCACGTAAAGTTTGATAAAATGTCATGGGAAGAAAGGGAACAAATGGGTTGTTGGCCTGAAATAAGAGATAAACTAATTCATATTTGGCCTGACCTTGACCCGTCAGAGTACCGTCACTTCCCGGATAGCGTTAGGGATTACATGGAAAAGAATGAACCGTTTTAATCATGTCAAAGTGTGACAAAAAACAATTTACTAAAAGAGAAGCAGAGGGGGCTTTAAACAAAGCAAAAATACACCCCAAACAAGAAGGGTATAGAAAGGAGTGTAGGTATTATCAATGTCCTGAATGTAATATGTGGCATCTTACGAGTAAAGAAAGTCAACCGTCACTACCACCTATAAAACCATTAGCAGCGTTTAAAAAGTTTCTTAAAAAATAAACAACAAAACAAATGAAAAAAACAATCCTTGCATTAGTAGTTATTGCGTCTTTGGCTTTTGGGTATCAGTACGGGAAGCCCCTGACAGTAACAGCAACAGAAGAACAGTGGTCATTCCACTTTAAAAACATGGCTCAAATTAAGGATATAGTAAACCAATCTAACCTACCACATCAACAAGTAGTATTTGTCCTTAATTCATTGGATAGCTTGCAGAACCTTGCTTATCCCCAATTATTCAAACAACTTACTGATACTGCTAAATCCAAAAAGTAATGCCAATTAACACAGACAAAATAGCCAAAGAGTTAGAGAAGGGAACCCCGGAAGAACAGTACGAGGTTTACCTGAAAGTAAAGGAACTTGTGCAGGTAGCCCTACAAGGTCAGCAACAGGAAATTGAGAAAAAAAATAATGAAATTCAGGCCAAAATAGACCGGATTTCAGGAAACAATTACTAACTTTGATAAAACAGTCAAGTCAAATGCAAATTATTCCAGTAGGGGACAAAATCTTAGTCCTACCAATAGAAGCCAAAGAAACCAAAACATCAGGTGGTATTGTTATCCCGGAAAGCGTTGGGGTTGCTGATTTGAGGGAAGCGGTTGTTGTGGAAGTTTCCCCAGACTTAGCCCACAAATACACAGAAGGCGACCATGTTCTTTATCCTTCAAAAGCAGGATTAGGTCAGGAGTATAAAGGGAAGCTGCACTTGTGGCTTCGTGAAGGGATTGGTGAGATTTGGGCGATAGCCAAAAACTAATAGCGTGGAACGTAAGCACAAGATACTTTTTAAGTACCCTTCCCGGTCAAGGCGTGGAAGGTTTTTGGACGGGATAGATTCTATCCTTGACAACTTACACGACCAAGAAAACTTCCAAATACTTGTTACCGCAGATTTTGATGATACCGATATGCGGGACTTACCCCAATACGTTGCAGAACACCCAAACATAAGAGTTCAATACGGAACAAGCGAATCCAAAATACACGCAGTAAACCGGGATATGGAGTTTGCAGATGATTGGGATATTGTGGTTGTAATGAGTGATGATATGCTCATAAAGTTTACCGGCTTTGATGAAGTGATACGAGGGGATTTTAAAAAGCATGGTCTTGATACCTTACTTCACTACCCCGACAATGATGCAAAAAACCTATTAGCAGTTCTTTACATTGCAGGAAAAACATTCTATGATAGGTTCGGGTTTATCTATGACCCCCGTTTCAAATCCCTATGGTGCGATAACCTTATAATGGAGCAAGCACAAATATTGGGGAAATACCAATACATAGACTTCCCCGGAATGTTTGTTCACCTTAACCCCGCATACGGGCATCTTGAAAGGGATGAACTGTTTAATACCCAACAAGCATTTTGGGACGAAGATTATCAAATGTACTGCAAGATAAAAGAGAACGGTTACGAACTTGATAAAATCAAACAATAATGAATAGTAAAATCTTTGAAGGTATTTTACCCGCAAACCAAGAAGCGGAAACATTGTCAAAAAGAGAACGCTGCGAAGTGTTTGTAGTAAAAGAAAACATTGGTGGATTAAGGTACGTGGTTTACAAAACCCGACACAATCTCCCGCAAGGCGCAAAAGTACTTTCCATTTATTTTGATGGCAACAAGCTATCTTCAATGCCCGAAACCCCACCATCAGTACAACGTCCTACACAGGTTCAGCGTCCGGTTCAAGCCCCAAAACCCGAAGTAGTTGTTGAGGTAAAAGAAGTCCCGGAAGTACCCCCAACAACAACTGAAAATGCAGCTGAAGTTAAAATTGATAAACAAGAAGAAACCAAGGACTAATGCAACCGCTACTTTCCATACAGATACCATATACCGAAGATAGGACGGAAGAAATGAACCGTCTTTACAAAGAGTTTGAAAGGCAATGCGAGTTATACAATTTAAACAGCGGAGAGGTTGAAATCTATGTAGACGGCAGGGGAAGGGGAGTATCAATCGGGCAAAAGCGTTCCGATATGTACCAACAAGCTAACGGGGCTTATGTGGTGCAATGGGATAGTGATGATTGGGTTTCAGAAGATGCTCTACCTAAAATCATAAACGCTATTATTGATAATCTTTTGGTTGATTGCATAACCTACGAAGAATACGTACACATAAACGGGGTGAATTATTCAAGTAGACATTCGATTGAATATCAAGATTGGGAAGGAACCGGAAGCGAAATACTTTATGACGGGTTTAATTTCCACAGAACACCGTTTATGAAGGACGTAATAAAGACAAGCATAGCTAAATCAATACCCGTCCCCGACATACGCTTTGGCGAAGATCACGAATGGTCTAAGTTAATCAAACCCCTACTGAAAACAGAACATCATATTCCCGAAGAAATCTATCACTACATATATATCAGTAACCAAACTTTTGAAGAAAGATATGGACTTAATACCTAAAATATTATTATTATTGTTTGGGTTGTCAATGACATTTTTGGGATTTTGGGGTATTATACTTCTTATTAAATTGACAATTTTTAACAGGAAAAACAGCGAATAAAATGGACTTGACTAATAAAAAAGCGTGTATAATATCATGCGGAGTTGGGCATGGTCATTACCACGTAGGTATTGATAGGCTTGCTAAATCATTAAATTTTGTTGGATGGGCAGGGGAAACTATTTTAAGAAAAGATTACCCGCCTAATTCTCCCGAACACATTGGGGATAGCCAATACAATTTTAAGGTTTGGGCTTTTGAAGAAGCATTTAGTTTGGGGTACGAAGTTGTTATTTGGTGTGATTCAAGTTTTTATGCAGTAGAAAACCCAATGCCTCTTTTTGATTATGTAAACGACAATGGTATTTATTTTTTTAAAAGCGGGTATTCTTTAGCCGAAACAGCAACAGACAGGCTTTGTGATTATGCAGGTGTCAAAAGAAGCGATTTGGTTAATGTAAGTGAATTTGCCACGGGACTTATTGGAATAAATATTTTGAATCCTTACGGCAAAGAGTTTTTTGAAAACTGGAAACAATATATGCTTGATGGTATGTTTGGCGGGAATAGGGTTTACGACCCTGCCGATAGTCAAGACCCAATTTTCAAATTTTCACGGCAAGATCAAAGTTGTGCCGCAATGGTTTTACATAAGATGGGAGTAACTTATTGTGGAGAAGATAAAGACTTTCAGGCATACAAAGGAACTAATTATAACCCCGACAAAATATTGTTTTTTATTGGAGGAATTTAATTTATGAAACACGCAGTAATCAGCACTACATACGATTCAAAATATCTTTGGTACTTGCCACTTGCAACTTGTGTATGGAATAAGATGGGGTATAATGTTATTTGTTTTGTTCCGGGAAGTGGAGTTGATAAGATGAAGTACAACCTTATTGAACAAGTGTTGGGTGAAAACGGGCTTATGTGTGATATTTATAATTTTGATTGCCAAGAAAACAAAGCTGCTACATACTCTCAATGCAGTCGTTTATATGCCGCAGCACTTGACTTACCGGAAGATGATATGCTGATAGTATCAGATATTGATATGTTTGTATTTAACCCTTCCTATTTTCACGAACCAGTAAAGGGATTAATTGATGTTTACGGGGCTGACCTCGTACCCCCAAAACAATATCCGATGTGCTACGGGGTAGGGCAAGTTGGTACGTGGAGAACGCTTATTGGTGAAGGAACAGTACAGGAACACTTAGATAAATTGTTGGGTGACATTGAGTGCGACAATATGAGGGGTAATTATTGGGGAAAGGATCAGGAAACTTTGTGGAACCTTTTAAACACAAATGACGAAGTTGATTACCGTTTATTCAACAGGGCGAAACCCGGAACCCAATTTGCGACAAACCGTTTGGATAGGGACGATGCGTATATTCTTGAAAGACTTTCCCCCGATATTGTTGACTACCATGCAAACCGTCCGGGGTATGAACCACACAACTTCCAAACAATAATGGCTATCCTTAATTACTACTTCCCACATGAGGACTTGTCGTGGATTGAATCTTATAATGAGAAATTTAAACAGTTGTTATGATAGTCTATCAGGCTTTATACAACCCTATGGTTTGGGAAAGCGGGTATATAACATTAAGCATACATCTTAGTAAAGAAGGTGCTGAAAAATCTATTGCTTTGCATAAAGAAAACAAAAAAAAGGAATTTGAAAGCCTTTATGAAGGTGAAGAACCGCCATATAAATTTGGTTCTTTTGAAGATTGGTCTGTAAGTGAATTGCAGATTTTAGATTAAATTAAACAACTGTTATGAATATAGACTTGGTAGAATGGCAAATTAGGTCAGAAAAGAACGGGCTTGTGATGCCGTGGTGGACGCACCCGTTTCTTGAAGTTCTTAAAGGATGGGATTTGTCAGATAAGTTTATGCTTGAACTTGGGGCAGGGTTAGGAACCGCATGGTTAAGGGATAAATGTAAATGGGTGGATAGTGTTGACGCTTCCCCCGAATGGGCTGAAAGGGCTGAAATGTATTGTCAGGCTAATGGTAAGGTAAACGGACAAATATCATACGAAGAAATACCTGATGGTGTTCCGGGTGGGTGGGAAAGGTTTAAAGCCCTTATCCCCGATAACGTACAATACGATGTTATTTCAGTGGATGGTATATATCGTTACGAATGTATTGAATGGGCGTTGGAGCATTTTAAAGGACGTGGAGGTATTGTTATAGTTGACAACTGGCAGCAGGACTATGTGTTTATATCACCTAAAGCAGAAGAACTAATGAGCGGGTATGTGGCAAATAAATTCATTCAACCCAATCACACGAATCACGAGGGGAGGCCGTGGCAAACTGTTTATTGGAATATAGAACCGTAATACATGAAGCTGAATATTATTTACGATGCCCGAAGGGTTGAAAAATACGACCCCTTAATAAAAGAACTATTAAGTCAAGGGATACACGATTTTGAAATTTATCCTTGCATCATGTTCCCGGACGTGGTTAAGTCAATAAATGCCTCTCATAAAATGATTGTGCAGGATGCAAAGGATAAGGGGCTGCCGGAAGTTTTTATTGCGGAGGACGACCTGATGTTCACTGCACCGGGGGCTTGGAAATATTTTTTAGAAAAAAAACCAGCACCCGAAAACTATGACTTATATTTGGCATCAACTTATATCATTGAAGAACCACTAAAAAACATTTGCGGGTTTCATCTTTATTCTGTTTCCGAAAAGTTCTATGACCCGTTTTTATCCGTACCTGACGACCAACATATTGATACAGTATTTAATGATGTTAAGGGGGATTACCACTTTTGTTACCCTTTCCCTGCACTACAACGTCCGGGGTTTTCAGCTAACAATATGATGGTGGTGAACTATAACAGCATGATTGATGAAAAACATTTGTTCAAATGAGAAAGCCATTTATAGCTTATTTTGAGGACGGGGATTTGTATGTTATGCAAAGGGCTTACCCTTCATACGTTGGGAAGGTCATTGAACTACCTTCCCGAAAACAAAATCATCCAGTTCCGGGGTATCATTTGTTTATTCAATATGATGGGACTATTCAGGGAAACTTCATGCCTACTTGGTCAGACGTACAACAAGAAATAAATGAAACCCTTGATAACATGGCTACCTTTATTTCTGAATGGATGGAAGTAAATGAAAGTGGTTACGAAAAATTTAAAATCAAATGAAATTCAAATCCCCCGCAAATAACGTCATAGTACAAATAAAACACAAGTACAACAGGGCAGTAGGGAAGATAGCCAAACTTGCAGCTATCCAACAACACAGTTCCGTTGACCCCGCAAACTTTGTAAATATCTTTGGTACGGTGGTATCAGTCCCAATGCAGATAAGCAATGACAGAACCTACAATGATTTCTCAAAGCATGATATTAGGGTTGGGGATATAGCCATATTTGCTTATTCCGTTATCTATGAGTTTATGCAAACAGAACCGGAAGCAGACCCAATATACAAAAACTCTTTTTGGTGGGACGGTCAGGAATATTGGGTAGTTGATATTCAAAAACTGTATGCAGTAGTTCGGGCGGGGGAAATCAGGATGCAGAACGGTTACGTCATGGTAGAGGGGATGGAACAAGCAGCAAACATATACCTCCCCCAACATATCCGAAAGTCAGTCAAAACCACAACCGCAACCCTTACCCAAATCTGCAATCCCGTAAAAGGAGGTAAAAACATTGACTGCAAGCCGGGGGACACGGTGATATTTAACCCCAACATTCTCACCACTTACCGAATAGACGGGAAAGAAGATGTGGAACTAAAAGAGTTCGGAATCCTGCAACAGAAACATATTTTAGGGAAAATCAGTTCATAGGATAAGGTTTAACAACGTCCGGCCTCCGTTTCTACGGGGGCTTCTTTTTATCCCCACATGGGACTGGACACATGAAACAAGAAATTGGTAATGTGATATTTGTTCTGTAATTTTGGGGGCAAAATAGGGTTAAGTGAACATACAAGAGGTTGTAAATTATCTGAATTTCTATGTAAACAAGGTCACAAACGCCTTTTTGACTATCCCAGAGTGCATTACTGCTTTGGATAGAGGTCAGATGGCTTTGTACGCTGATTTTAAGACCCGTTATGCCACTTCCCAATACGTCAAAGATGCTTTATCTCCCTTTATAAGAACAGCCAATATTAACGGAACCGTTTCTGGATTAGTAACCATAAACGATGTAGACTACCTTGATTTACTGGATATGCAAATATTCTATGACATAAGTAACAGAAGGGTTTACGCTCCCGTTAAAATGGTCAATGAGGACGAACGGGCAAACCGGCTTTCCTCCCAACGTGACCCCGTGACTGTTACCTCTCCAATAGGGGAACAGATTGGTTTAAGGTCTTTCAAACTGTACCCCGTAGCATCCTACAACGGAAACGTAACCTACTTTAGAAGACCTGCAAAGCCGGTTTTTGGCTATACTTTGATTTCAGGGAGGGTTATTGTTTATAACCCGTTAACTTCCACTCAATTAGAGTGGTCTGAACAACATATTGACGCTATCATTATCAAGGCACTTGCTACATTGGGAATCAACCTCAATGATGCGGATATTGCCAACTACGCAACCGAAGCAGCACAAAGAAACTATAACGGAATAAATAGGGTATAATGGGAGTAATGACACTCAAATATCTTGCGGAAGGTGCTTTTAGCCTTATTGAAGGGGGCGACCCCGCAGCGGCTTCAAGTATTTCGTACAATGAACTGAAAGCCTATTGCGCTGCCATTATCAACCGTTTGCTGAAAACCGAATACTTCTCGGTCAATTCCAAGATAGGGGAAACAATTCAAAATGGTACGGTCTTAGGGCTATATGAAAATATTGATGTGGTTCCTTACGGTGGGGGCAGGAGTAAATCAACCCTTCCGGCAAAGCCACTTAATCTTCCCCGGAACATGGGGGTATTTTCGGTTTTTTTGATGGACGAACCCGATAAGGAATTTATACCCTTGCAAATGGGGCAATTTAACCTTTTGAAATCCCAACGGATGATTAACGGGCTTTTGGGGCAGATCGGATTTGAGGTTTATGGGTTGGAAGTGATTTACTCCAAAGACCTGACCCAAATATTCCCCAGCAAAAAGGTAGCAATGCGGTTGGCAATCTTAGACCCGGCACAATACGGGGACTATGATATTTTGCCATTGCCCCCTGAATATGAAACCCAAATAATCGAAGAAGTATTTAAACTTTATATGCAGCAGCCCACAGCAGGTAAAATTGTTGATGCTACTGTTAAAGAAGATAAATCATTCCCTGTTAACACTCAAAAACAATCTGGATAATGACCTACGCTACTTTAGATGAAATCGTTAGGCGGTCATTGCTTGAAAAGGGTATGCCCCTTCACTATTATTTTGAGTTTCTTTTACACGGTTCAGCCGCAGTAAGGGAACTTGCAAAAGATACATTGAAGATTGTAAATACCGTAAACCTTAAACTGAATGATTACGGTGCAGTAGACCTCCCGGCTGATTTTGTAGATGAAGTTTCAGTAGGGATTCCGGTTGGTGGGTTAATTCAACCACTTGCAAAGAAAGATAGTATTACCCCGCTTAGGGTTCACAACGGAACAACAGGGGCTTTTGAGCAATACCAAGACGCAGCTAACTTAAATCAAAGTATGCTAACGTTTTATGGGCTTAACTTGCAGTATTTCTTTTACTGGAACGTAAATGATTATGGTGAGCCAGTTGGGAAATATTACGGGGCTAATGGTGGTGCGCACCAAAACGGATACAAGGTAATCCGTGAAAGAAACCAAATACAATTTACCGGGGCTATCACAACCGATAATATTGTACTTCAATATATATCAAACGGTCAGTCAGCGGATAATGCTACTATGATTGATTTCAGGGCTTTTGCGGCTATTCAGTCATACATTGATTGGAAGTCCAGCCCCAATGCTTCATTCAAAGATAGCGGGGAAGCAAGAACCTATTTTAACAACAAAAGACTGTTAAGGGCAAACATGAACGATTTGACCACAACAGATATTGTAAACATACTTCGTTCAGCATACGCAGCAACAATTAAAAACTAAGCCAATGGCAACGTATAATTTCACAAGGATTTCAAACGTAGTTCGCCTTTCGGTGGATGGTGGAACTCCAAGACTATTTTCTAACGTTTGGGTTTCGGTTGTATTGCAGCCCGATAACACAAATATTCTTATTCAATTAGGAGATAGTTCAGCCCCTCTTACAGTAAAATATACTGATTTGAGGTTTGGAGCATCCAATCAATCCCCCGCAAGTGCGGCTAATGCTATTTCTTTGCTTAATTCAATCTTTGCTTCCTAATGCCTGTTATACAAGGTACGACAAGTGGTTCAGTTGCAGGGGTAACTTATAATATCCCCTCAAAGATTGTGTCGTATCGTGTATGTAATAAAACAGCAGGTGCAATAACTGTAACAGTAAGCATAGTTGAACAAGGTGTAGGCAACATAAGAAATATCGGGTATTACTCACTTTCGGCAAATGCTTGTGATGGGTTTGTTGGGGATATAATACTTCCGGCTGGATTTACTGTTTACCTTGCAGCATCCGGTTCTTGTGATTATTGGTTTAGTATTCAAAGTATATAAATGGCAGCACCTTCATCATCAGCACCCGCAATTACACTACAATACCCGTATGTGTTAATTGTTACAGGCGCAAGCCCGTTAAATGGGTTTTCGCAAGGTTCGTCAATTTTATTTGGACAAATTGCTTTAATTAATGACTTGTGTGAAAGTTTTTTGCCTGACGACTATGTAATGTACCTTTCAGAAGGGGCTATTCTTGTTAGTTATGACAACATTGAATATGCACTTGTTGACCAAAAAAATGTATTTTATAGAGAGGACTATGTAACACCCCCGTAATGAAACAAGAGTTTGAAAAGAAATATTTTGCCGCAGCAGATTGCGGATTAAACGCAGATGACGTTGACATTGCCGTTGGAGAAAACCAATGGGTAAACCTTGTTGATGCAAGGGTTGGTACTACTGACAACGGGGTTACGGGAGTGGTAGAAAGCATTGGCGGCACAAGAACATTGACAAGCCCACAACCTTCAATCACATTTATTAATATTGGGAGTGCAGTTGATACAGCCCGGAACAGATTTTTTTATTTCCAATACAACAAATACACAAACGAACACAGGATATATTGCTATCAAGCAGATACGGATGAAATACTTACGGTATTATCTGCTTCACAAGTTACTGGTGGGTTAGGGTTTAATAAAAATTATCTCATAACAAACGCAAGAGTTGTTGGGGATATGCTTTATTGGACGGATAATTTAAATGAACCAAGACGTATTAACGTTGAAGCGGCATTAAAATTAAACAACCCGTCATACAACACAGATGTTGAACCATACACTTCACCACTCGCACAATCTGTTATCAAACTTATTCGCAGACCTCCGGGGCGTGTACTTTCTGTTACTCCGGTTACAGAAGGATTGAAGCCAAACTTCATCAAGTATTTTGCGGGGCAATTTGCAATAAGATACGTTTACAGGGACGGTGAGATTTCAGTAGTTGGCCCGCCTTCGGATATGGTTAATTACCGTCTTGCTGTTTCAAATCCTTCCGGTGCAGTAGTTGATACTTCTGACGCTATTGATATTGAAATAAATACCCCTGCATTAAGCGGTGAATATATCGAACAAGATGTACAAATAGTACAATACCTTGTCAGGTATAACAATCAACCTGAATACTTTGTAATTAAAGAGTGGAATAAAGACAACGCTACCGATGCCGCAGCAATAGCCGCTTACAATGCCGGTGGTGCTTTGACTTTCAGGTTTTATAATGACGGTAATATTTCAGCAATTAGTCAAGCCGATTCGGTAAAGCCATACGATTCAGTCCCCCTTCTTTCAGAAACACTTGAATTGGGGCTTAGCCGTTTATTTTTGGGCAATAACAAGGTTGGGTACGATACACCCGCAACAACTTCCCTTACGGCTGCAATGTCAACTCCGGGTTCCGTAACCCAATGTGCTGAAATTTGGAAACCGTACAGTACCTATCAATTAGGTATAAGGTTCAGGGACAACGAAAAAAGAATGTCAGGTGTTGTTACAAATAGCAGCCTTGTTGTAACAGTACCGGATCGTGGGGATTTTAACGATAACTCTTTTAGTCAATACATAAACTTTACCCTTAGTAACACAAATGCTTTAACTGAAATACCTGATTGGGCTTACTACTACGATATTCTTATCACCAAAAATCTAAGAACAAGATTTTTTGTTCAATGGATGCCAAACTTCATAAGGTATGCGGTTAAAAACAATGACGGAACATTCACTTACAATACATCATACAGTTCAAATATATACGGGGTAGGTGTAGATACTTCTGCTTTGGCTTCACAAGGTCAGGGAGTGGTTTATACGCAGGGGGATAGAATACGGTTTTATCTTACCGGACTTAGCATTATGCCATTTGACCTTGAAGTTATTGGTCAGGATGGGAACTATGTTATTACAAGGCCGTATAACTTTGGGACTACCACTTCTTCAAGCCTTTTGGATATGATTGTGGAGTACTATACCCCGTACTATCAATCAGGCAATGAGATTTTCTATACAACTTCCGCTTGTTACAGGGTTTCAGCCCCCGGAACAGATATGCGTCAATATTCTACGCTTTCAGGTCAGTTAGAGGGGGATACATACTTCATATCAAGACTTACCCAAATACTTTCCATAACATACTACACTGTTTGTATGTCCCCAAGTGACGACAGATGGAAGGATTGGTTTGATACATACGGGGAAGCAAACATAGTCACTTTATTGGGACAAGTTCAGAAAACATCATCCGTAAAGTGGTCAAATACGCTTATTGAAGGTTCTTTGGTTAACGGGCTTTCTACTTTTGACGCATTGGATGAAAAGCTACTCCCGCAAAGCATGGGGCCATTAAGGAAGCTGCAACAAACATCAAAGGTTCAGCAGCAGGGTAATATCATGCTTGCTATCGGAGAGGACGAAACTGCATCATTGTATTTGGGTGAAGTGCAGGTTGTTGGTTCAGATGCCAACGCTTTCCTTGCTTCATCCCCAAATGTAATAGGGACGGTAAATGTTCTCAAAGGTTCTTTTGGGACTACTCACCCGGAATCAGTAACAGAATACAGGGGGAACGTATATTGGTGGGATGACGTAAATGCAAGGATTGTGCAGTATTCTACCGGGGGGCTTTACCCAATATCCAACTACAAAATGACAAGGTATTGGAAGCAGTTTACCGATACCTTTAAGTCCTTGACAACAGCACAAATTGAGGCATTGGATATTTTCAACAGGCCGTTTGTCTTTACTACGGTTGACCCGTACCATGACGAATTGCTTATATCCGTCCCCAAATTGCTTTCAACTCCGCCAAAAGGGTATCTCCCGGACTACCCGGACGTAATTTACCCGTTTGATATTTGGGATGGGCAGTCAAAAGTCCTTGTTTTTAAAGTTGGGACAAATCCAAATTTTTGGCAGGGTAGCTATTCTTTTAGTTCAGAAGGTTTCGTAACTTTGGGAAGTAATCTGTATTCGTTTAAATACGGTCAGGTGTTCGTACACAACCAACCAAACGTCAACCAGTTCTATGACGATATTCAAAGGTACAAGCCAAAGATAATGGCTGTATTCAATAAAGAGGGGAACCTACCAAAAGTTTACAATGCCATAAAAGTTGAAGGGAACCTTGTACCTACGTTCACTTATTTCAGAAGCGAAAGCCCGTATGTTCAGGCAAGTGATTTAATGGATTTTGATTATACGAACTATGAGGGTATGCTTTATGCAACGCTTTACAGGAATAAGATAGTCCCAACAGCATCAGGGTACACCACAGACGGTTTAATAACCGCAGAAAAGGTAAGGACTAATGCTTTAAGGGTTATGATGGAATTTACAATCATTGACGAACCATTGCAGTTAAGATACCTGACAATGGAATATATTTTATCAAAAGGACACTTAATTTAAAAACAAATGCCGGGAGCAACAGACGCATTAGGAGCAGCAGGGGGAGCAACCCCGTGGGGAGCAATAGCCGGAATAGGCTTAGGGCTTATCGGTGGTATTGGTAAAATGTTTGGTAGGGCTAAAGCGAATAGGGAATTGAAAAACCTTATGAAGCAAGACCCCACATACCAAGCAGACCCCCGTGTTATGCAAATGGCTAATCAACGATTAGGGTTAGCTAATACTCTTTTAAATGCACGTATGCCGGGAGCCTCCGCCGCAGAACGTAACATTTATACTAATCAAGCTAACCAACTTGCAGGGCTTAATCGTGGGGCTACTGATGCAAGTCAGGCTTTAGCGGTTGCGGCAGGAATAGGGGGTCAAACAAACCAAGCCTTTGAAAACTTAGGTCAGCAAGAAGCACAAGACTATTACCGCAGACTTGAAAATCAAGGACAAGCCCAACAAGGTGTAATGAATGAAGCCACAAGGATTGAGGGAAACCAATACCAAGACCAACTTCGTAAGTACCAAAACAAATTAGATATTCAAGGTGCTATCCAACAAAACAGGCAAAACACATGGGGGGATATTTCAAACTTAGGATTTGGACTTGCTGATTTTGGTTTAAGCGGAGGATTTAATGGAATGTTTGGAGGTCGTCCGGGAACAACTTCAAGTATTAGCAATACGGGTGTTCAAAACGCACCAATACAAAGAACGGGTGTACCTAATTTGAGTGGCGGTTCAGGGTATGGGTTCAATGTGCAATCGCCAAACATTAGAGTTAACTCCCCGTATCCATTTAACAGACCACAAATGAATTGGAACTCAATAGGAGGTTAAAATAAAATGGCATTACCAGTAGATAGATTTATCACTCCCGAAAATGATTTTGCAGGTCTTTACCGTTATAGCGGAAGGCTTGAACAAAACCGTTTGCGGGATGAACAACTTAAAAAAGAAGCAGAAGCCAAAAGATTTGCTTCCGATAAATTTTTCGCCAACTACCTTGACCCCAAAGACAGATTTACGGGGACTAAGGCTGACCCTGTTATTGCCGAACAATTAAGCGAAGCGTTAACCCAAGCGCACCAACTTTCAGCAAGAGGGGCTACTGACAATGAAATATTCATGGCTATAACCCCAATAGTAAACCGTGTAAATGATTACAGCCAAAAAGCAAAACAGTTACAGGAACAAAAAAAACAAGCACTTGAAGTATTGGGTAAACAAAAAGGAATTGACCCTCTTAAATTTTCAAGCGAATTTGATGATGAAGTGTTCATGGAAACAGACCCTAAAACGGGCGTAAAGAAAATGAGGGATATATCCACTATTGACCCCTCACAGAACTATGCTGACAATGTTTTAAAAAACAGAGATATTTTCACAAACGAAGGATTTGCCGATTATGTAAGCAAGTCCGGGAAGTCAACAACAGTTGAAGATATTTCCGTGTATGGTAAAGACAAGTCAATGAGAAGGACTAAGGCTGAATTAACAGCCCCTTCGTTTATGGTAAGTGATAAAGATGAAAGAGGCGCACACGTTGATTTTGTACCCAAATACGAAGTAGCAACAGACGGTGAAAATGTAGTAATGGGTGAATTTATGGGGCAAGACGGTTCAAAAACAAAAGCCCCCGTAAGAATGGTAACTGACGAAGTTTTTAATGATTTACCCGTAAGTGCAAAAGCATATTTAAGACAAGAAGTAAGACGTTTATCAAAAGACAAAGGCGTAGAGTTAAATTCAGTACAAGCCCAAAATCTTGCTAAGGCACTTGCATACGATGAACTCAAAAATTCAGGTAAGCAATATTCTACACTTAAAGAAGTTCAGGTTCAAAAAGCCGCACCAATTATTATAAACAACAGTGGTTCTTCATCAAAAACACCTACACAAATAGACCTTCGTGAATACCCTGATGAACCCGGAGGTGGTAAGAATATTACCGATTTAATGCAAGGTATAAAAGTAACAGGGTTGCCAACGGGTAAAACATTACTTGCTGAAAAAGTAGTATTTAACCCCGCTACTCAAAAAGTTACATTTAAAGAATTTGCAGAGAGAGATGGTGAAGGGAAAATTATTACGGGAGGGCAAGAAAAAACCCTTACACTTACTACTTTTTTACAAAACATAAGAACAAATAACCCCGGTGTAGATATGAAGTTTATTGAGGGATTAAGAAATGCAATTACCGGGGCTGCGCCTCCAAAACAAGAGCCAAAACAAAAGTCTTGGATAGTAGGTGGTAAAACTCTTACAGCAGATCAAATTAAGAAAGGCGCAGCGAAATATAAAATGACCGAAGAACAATACTTAAAAAGCATAGGAGCAACACAACAATAACAACATGGGTAAAGTACCTTCAAGAGTAAAGTTTGACGAAGATGGGTTCCCTATCCCACAAACAATGCAAGCAGATACAGTTCAGTTTGATGAAGATGGTCTGCCAATCCCGGTAAAAAAAAAAGCCACTGGCACGGATTTATCAATGGTTGGTGGGAAAGCTGTACCGAGTGGTGGGCAAGTTGGCATTTTCAAAGCCCCATTAAGCGAGGTAAAAAAGAAACCTCAGATTGACGTAGAATCTTACAATAAAAATTTTGAATCAGTTTCAGGACACAAAGAAATTGATTTAGGTTCTCAATTACCACAAGTTAAAAAAGCCAAAGAACAATCAAAGTATCTTAAATACAGGGATGTAGAAGAAAACCAAATAAAGCCATTGCAAGCGGCTATTTCAATGGGTACTGTAACACCGTCTCAACTTGCCAAGTCGTATAACAACCCATTATCTAAAAATATTGTTTCAGGTATTGTAAAAGAACAATTACCAGATGCAAATATTCAAGGATTAAGCGAAGATGTTTTTGGGAATGAGAAAAAATGGGACTTAATTTCAAAAGAAATTAATTTAAAAAACAGACAAAACGGGCTTGATTTACAAAACCAATACTTAATAAATCTTGACCAAGATATTTATAAGTCATTACAAGATTACAAAGTAGGTAGTATATATTCTGGTGGTGGAACAGGTGGAGGTATGGGCGGTATTAATATTGTCCCATTCCCTAAAATTGATACCAATAACCCAACAGAATTAGGTGAAGTTTTGTCAATGATACAAAACAATGACGGGCTTGTTGGGGTTGATGGGAAAATACAGCAAGATGAAAAAAATAAATTAGCCAAAAAAATTTCAGATAAATTATTTTTTCTTAAATCGCAAGAAGGCGTTCATCCTGAAATAAATTCTGTTTCAGATAAAATATTTGATGCGGTTTCCCGTGTTAATATGCTTCGTGAAAAAGGAGAACAACCAGTTGATAAAATAACTGACAAAGAAAACTACGAACAAGTTAAGTTGGGGCTTAACTACATGAAAGACGCTAACCCGGCTGCATACACAAATATAATGCGGTCAATTAATGAAAGAGGTGTTATTTCTGATTTAGATTATGAGGAACTTGGCGGCATAGGCCAACAAATATATAATCAAAAAATGTTTGTTGAAGGGGCTTTAGACCCTAATGCAATAGGTAAAGAAACAAACTTCGACTACACAACATACCAAACAAAAAAAATGAACTATTCGTCTGTATTGAGTGAAGAACTCAAACGGATGGGTTATACAAATACTGCAAAAGTACCACAAAGTGCAATTAAAGAAGCAGCACTTCGCAACCCTGAATTAACAAATTGGGATATTATTAAAGATATTGCAAGAGATGAAGCAGCAGGTGGTTATGGCATTGTAAAGGGCGGGGCTTTAAACGCAATAGCGAGGGGTATAGCAACCCCAATAAAAGGTATTAATTCTACAATTAACTCATGGATTGAAAGCCCTGTTGATACTTATTTAAATTCTCGCAGGTACGATTACGGAGATCAAATCATTGCTAACTCAAAAGGAGAAGTAAGCGGGGAATTGCCGTCAGAAAGAGGTAATATGCTTTATGACATATTAGAAGGTACTGGGCAATTTATCCCACAAGTATTGCTCGCAAGGGGTGTAGGGGGTACTTTGGCTAAAGCGTATGAAAAGTCTTGGTTTGGCAGCCCATTATCAGAAGCATCAAAACTTAATTTGTCAGCATACCCCGGAACATTTGTTTCTACGTTTATGCAAACATACGGGGATAGCTATGCTGATATGCTTCAAAAAACAGGTAATGTAAGTAAATCAAAGATTGTTGGGGTTATTGATGGAATTTCAGCCGCAGGGTTTGAAATGTTTCTACCTGATGTTAAGATTGCTGAACAAATGAAGGGGTTGTGGAATAAGAAAGGAATTGCAAACAAAATAACCGCATTAATAGAAAAAGGTGAAAAGGATAAAGTAAAATCAGCAGTAAGTGATTTCTTCAAAAATGCACTTAATTTTACTGTTAAAACAGGTAGCGTTATAAGTAAAGAAGAAGCAGAAGAACTTGGTACGCAATATGCTGATTATTTTACAGAAGCCATGTTTAGCCCTTCAGCTGTTAAAGATAGGGATTTGGCTAACGAAATGTTTGAGACAGCAAAACAAACAGGTCTTTCAATGATTGTACCTGCAATACTTGGGGCTGCGGGGGACAAAGTACAAAATCGCAAGTTTACTAAAAACAGTTTACATTATTTAGCTACTAATTTTGATGATTTCAAATCGTCTTTAGAAAAAGGGTTGGCAAACGGTTCTGTAACACAACAGGATTACAATACAATTATAGAATCGGTTGCACAACACAAAAAATCAATGGATCAAGCACCTAAAAGGGATATTAACGGAGATGTTATATCCGCAGATAGGCAGCTTGAATACGCTTTCCAAAATACAGTAGAGGCAATTAATAGGGGTAAGGCAGAACAGTTGTCTGACGACAAAACACAAAGCGAATATTATACAAGCCTTGCTGATAAAGCAGCAGAAGTAAAAAAGAAAATATTTGAAGGGCAAGAATCAAAAAGTTTGCCCCCAAAACAAGAAATAGAAATTACCCCAGAACAAGCAGTAATAAAAAAAGCTTTAGATAATGGGGAGATCACAAATCCTACATACAAATCAATAGCAGAACAAGCACTTGAAAACCCTGAAATAGCAGTTCAAATTATTGATGAGATAAAATCACAAGCTAATGGTGAAGTTGCAGGTGAATTAGGAAACGCTGAATCAACTGTAAGAAATAGTTTTGGCAATACGTTGACTGACTATGTGATGAATGTCGGCAAAGAACAAATATCACAGCCTATTGAACTTGATCCTACATTGCCGGAAGGCTATGAGTTACCGGAACAGCAGCAACAAGAAACAGAGGTAAATATACCTGAACTAAAAGAAGATTGGAGTAGAGATGTTGAAAGTACAGCTAAAGCGTTAGACAAGTCAAATGAAAAAGAACTTAAATTACTTGCATTAAAGCTATCAATAAAACAATTACCAGATATAGATTTTGAAGATGCAGAAGCTAATAAAAATTGGATAGAATTACAGAAACGTAGAAAAGAAATTATTAAGGATAATAATTATTTAAGAGAGCAAATAAGTAATGTTGAAAACAAAAAAAAATCAGATCAAGTAGTTTTTGAAACATTACAAAATCTACCAATAGAAAAGTCTAAATTTATATCCGAAGCCTACCACAAAGCCAAAGCAGATGGTACTAACCCTGAATTAGTAAAAGCAGTTGAAGATTTACTTGG